AGCTACCGCACGTGAATGTTGCTGAGAACACTGAGTTTATGAGTTCATTCAAGCTTCAAGGCTGGCACGTTTTAACGGGCATGCCGATGTGGAATAGCTCAGAGGCGAACGGCGGGTATGTGTATGCGCCGTATGGTATTACGGCAATACTCGACAACAACCATAACTTCAACACAGACAACCAATGTGTCGAAGTACGCATAGCCGATATGTGGCCTGGAAGTTCGTCTGTTGTGATTATGTGTAACGATGATATGACGAATTTTGTTGCCGCCCAAAGCGTTAAAGATAGCAACGGCGATAAGCTCCGCATCGTATCTGGCTCCGCACCTGATAATCTCACCACGCAATCTGAATATCTTGTGCCGGACCCAGGTTTGGCGTCTGGAGATTCGTTCGGTATAACATCCGATGCTGGCCACAATATGTTTTACCTGCTACACAACAGGGCACAGGTAAGCGATTGGCATGATAATAAGAACGTCGTGAACCAAGACAACCGACGGCAAGGACTGATATTAAACTCTGACAATGATTCTGTGAATTATGGTGTAGGACTTAATGATATAGTTGCTTACGACAAGAACATAGGCAAATCAGCAGTAGCAAGGAAGGCCATCTCAGGCGACTTATCATCTCGTGTGTTCTTACTGTGGCGAGAGACTTGGAACATCGTATGACTACGCCTAACACGCTATCTGGTGATGAGGATCGTTTTAGATTCATCGTGGAAGAAGCAGTTACAGGCAACATCTTGTGCCGTGACCTAACGGTTATAAAACCGAAAGTTCTTCGCGCACTTAGTGGTCCGTGCCACATTGAGTTCGATGTAGACTACCATGATCCATCGACACAAGGGATCTATTTCAAACCTTGGGGGCAATGGATTCATGCTGAGAAACTCATATATGGCGATCGCAGGATTTGGTGTAGCGGGTTAGTACAACCGTCTCAAGTCGATAAGAAAACAGGCGTAACCCATTTAGTAGCACAAGGTTTCGCTGGTTACCCGAAAGGTATGCCCTGGCTTGAGAATTGGAATCCTTTGGCTATTGACCCGTTTGAGGTAGTACACAAGATATGGAACCATCTTCAAAGCTACTCCAACGGGAACCTTGGTGTAACAGTGACTCCCGCGCTTAGCGGCATAGAAATGTTGCCCGGCTACGCTTTTGACGGTAACATACTCAACCTAGACTTCTTCGCTGAGTTCATTCGCGCTGTAGACAAAGAGGATTGCCAAAACCACATCGACAAGTTAGCACGAGACATCCCATTTGATTTCATAGAGCAAAGTGGTTGGAACAGCGATAGAACCGGCATTTGGAAGCAGATTTTCCTTGGCTACCCGATAGCTGGCTATGAACAAAACTGGCTTCGGTTCATTATCAACGAGAACGTCATGGAGGCAGTCCCTCATATTGAAACCCAGATTGACTGGGTTAGCGATGTTACGGTTGATGGTTGGTTCCCTGGGACTGAGTACAGCGCCACTTTGACGAACGCTGATCCAACTCGCTACCGGCGCTGTATATCTCAGGATGACGCGAAGATCAACAGCGATGAACGTGCTGCTGCCTGGGCGCGACGCAAGCTAACCCGCAGGCAGACACCGGCATATTGGGAGAGCATCATCGTAGACATGGGACACCCCAACGCTCCGTTCGGGACTTACGATGTTGGGGATCGTATCATGGTGAGTGGTTATATGCCTTGGGTCGGAAACGTATTTCAGCAACACAAGATTTTGGCTATAGCCGTAGATGAGGCAAAGGGTGCGTGCGAGCTTACGCTCAAGGCTGAAGGTGCATTTGAGTACGATCCAATTTATTACCAGGGTAGTACGGCAGGGACTACATCAGTTAACGTAACGGTGCCAAGGGCCGTTGCCATATTCCTTGGGTGGTTGGGGTTGTAATGGCTGTTACAGTAGATGGAACGCTCACGTACTACGCACTTTTCATGGAGTCGCTCGTTAAGGCTCAGATCAATTTCACTTCAGACATCTTCTATTGTATGCTGTGTGAGCCTGGTTACACACCTAACCAGAACGCTCATCAATACAAAGGTGATATTACAAATGAAGTCGCAGTGTCCACTGGCTACGCTACAGGAGGCATATCCGTACCAATTGGCACTATCACATACACAGGATCTACTAAGGTTCTAACCATCAACGCCAGCAATTTAGTTTGGCCAATACTAACTTTGGCTAGTCCTGGCGCGCAATACGGCGTGATATACGATGATACACCAGCAATTTCAGGTAACGATGCGTCGAAACCTCTTGTGGGATATGTAGATTTTGGTTCGGCTCAAATTTTCACTGACCAAGCGTTATACATCAATTGGCCGAGCACAGGTTTCCTGACTATGGGTTGCCCATGAGTATTGATCGCGCTTTCGGCTACCAGTCGCCAGAAACACGGGCGCTGGCAAGTATTGACAGCACGAAGTACCCTGATACCAATAAAGACTTTGAAGCCAACATAATTCGACTCAACCAGTTTGTCGATTACATCGCCCAGTACCTGCAGGTCATGCAGAAAGGCATCGACAATAACAACAAAGACGTTCTCGGGCAGATACAGGGAGTTATCGGCAACCTTATTACGCTCCTTGGTGGCGGAGAGTTGCTCTGGGGCATTGACCTTGGAGATTTACAGTACTTCCTGCCGGCGATAGGCGCGTTGCTTGGCTTCGACGGCACAACGCCATTCCCGATTAACCTATTCAATGCGGCAGAACACTTCTTCCTGGGATATGTTGTGCCGCTTGATGCTTTCACCACCACCATCGAAGGCATCATTGACGGGTGGGCCGAAGCTCTTGGTATTGATGCTACTTGGATACACGCAGTCAACGATTTATTAGATGCCTTTGCTGGGCTGGAAACAAGTGTCAACGATTTTCTTACAGCACTTGAGGATTTGCTCAATATCATTGGTCCGCCAAGTGGTCCGTTTGGCACGTACTGGCACTCACTCACGCAGTTGCTTGGCGGGATAAGACTGAAAGACTTCGGTACTGCTACGGACGATGCGTTTAAAGCCACTGCTCCCTGGATTGAAGACTTAGCTATTGCGGTTAATGACTTTAACGCAGTCATCGAAGCGTTTGCCGGCGGCCTTTATGATCTTCAAGGCATACTTAACTTTTCATCAATGTGGAGTAGCATCGACTTCACATCTCCAACTTTTGCGCCTGTTACGGCAGCTACAGATTGGGTCAACGGCCTAATCTCTGGTGCAGGTGGGTTCCTTACCGATTCATCACCGCTCAACGCTGCCAACATAGTTGGTGTAATTTCAGCGCTCAACATACCTGGCCTAGACGCAACAAAGATTACCAGCGGCACCTTTGCGCAGTCGATGGTCAATATCTCATATATAGCAGCAGATTGGGTCGCTGGCCTATTGGCTCCAACGACCATACCGCCGTTGGACGCTAGTAAGATAGGCTCTGGTACGCTCAGTGATCTTCGCATACCAAATCTTGATGCTAGCAAGATAACATCGGGAGTCTTTGCAGCACCACAGATTCCAACTTTAGATACAAGTTGGGGTGGCACCGTTGCTGGTAGTCTTATCAATGGTATAACTGCCAATGAGCAAATCATTGCTGATCAAATTTTCGGGGCTGCTAATCAAAATGCAGGCCAACCGCTTACCGATATTCAAGGTGCGTTACAACAATTTCCATTTGAGAACTTGTCTGGGTCACCAGGTATTACCGGCACAGGACCGTTGCAAGGTTTAACAGACAGTATGTACCAAGGCTTAACGAACTTGCCCGTGGTCGGTAACACACTAGCCCACGTCGCAAACTTCCTGAGCGGCATGGCAAATCAACTTTATGGTTATACACCTGATAACCCGCCGTTGACTTCGGTCGCTGGTACCACTATTGCTAACTCCGAAACTATTGCGGCTATGGCTGCAACGAGGTCTGTTTCACATGCCGTTGCGCCCACGGGTGATGCAACATTCGACCTGGCGTTGCTATCTGGTGCTACGTTGCCGACATTGAATGTTACGCAAGGCAATAGCATTATTGGGTTTATTCGGACCCCAACCGGAGCCAACCCAAATACGCCAATGACGCTATGGCCGAATAAGCAAGCTGTTGCTTGGAAGTCTACTGGTTATACCGGATCAATCACGGGTCTATGGATCAACATATACAAATACAATACGGTTTC